AAAAATAAATTATTATAATTAAAAGAATATATTATTGTTTAAAAAATGAGATTAATAAAAGATAGGTATGAGAAATCTATCTTTTATTTTTTTAAAATTCAATCCTTCACAATCAATTTTAAGCCGTTTTATTTTTCAATTAATGTAATTATATGCCTTGATTTTAAGCCATAAAACGAAAAAAAGAGGTAAATTGAAATTAATCAACTTACCTCTTAATTTTTTATCTAACTCCGCCTGTCCATTTAGCAAATCCTATTTTGTAGTTTGAAGTTCCACTTACATTATATCTTACCATTGGTCTTCCATTAAATATTCCAAAACAATCGCACTCTTCATATGGACTTAAACTTCCTATCACTTTTGTTAAACTTGTATCTGCATATATAATTTCTTTTGTTGAACCGTTTTTATATCTTCTCACTGGTTCGTCACTCCTTTCAACTTTTGGTACTACTACTGTAGTTGTAGCTTGTCCTATTTTATTTGCTACATCATTTTTAAATTGTATCCAAGCCTGTTCATTTCTTACATAGTATCTTGGACATTCTTTTCCTGTCACATCATAATGTCTTATAATTGCATCTATTCTTAAATTGTATCTCTTGCATATATCTGCACATAACTCTACTAAACTGTTATATGTATTGTCGTTGAATTTTCCATCCCAATCTGGGTGACAATCTTCTATTCCTATTGATTTTCTATTCATTGAATAACTACCACTATGGAAAGCTACTTCATTTTCTGGTATACATCTTATTATTTCACCGTTTAAACCGATTATATAGTGAGATGAAGCATATGTCTTATGTGATGTTGCTAAACTCTCAAAATAGTTTCTATTACCTAATGCAGAACTTCCTGCATTTCCAACCCAGTGAACTACAATTTTTTGTATAGTTCCTTGTTTCTCTCCACTTCTTGAATATGGATTTACTGTTAATAGTCTATCTTCTATATTCATTATTCGTTTACCTCCCCTCTTGTATCTTCTTCTGCAAGTTCCATTGTTTCTACAATTTCATCTTCCATAATTATTCCTCCTTATTACTTATTGCTTTTTGTCCTAACAAATATGTACCTATTACACCTTGTACTACTGCAATAACTTGTACTATTTGTATTGCATATGGTATTGTTATTCCATCAACAGCATTTATTCCTGCTACTAAAGCACTTACTATTGCCAATATATTTGTTAAGTATTTTGCTATTGTTTTTACTCTTTCCATATTAGTTCACCTCCTACATAAATTTACTTAATCCCAGTGCAAAAGCTATTGCTGTTAATACTATTCCAGTCACAAAAGAAATTACTTTGCCTTTTACTTGTTTCTTTGTGTCTTCATAATCCTTAATTGGCTTTTCTTCTATTATTTTTAAGCGTTCGTTCATTTTGTTCTGGTCTTCTCTCATTGCCTTCATTTCTGTTGCTATTTCTCGCACACTTAGCGTTAAATCATATATGTTTTCAACTTTATTTTCAATACTATCTAATCTTTTAGAATTTGATTTTGAACGTTGCTCATTTTCTACTAATCTTTCAACAACTTCTGTCTCTTGCATTTTCTTCCTCCTTTCGAGAAATTTACATTTTTAGTTTAATGGAATTGATAATATTCCAGTTAACCAATAAGCATTTCCATTAATAATACGAACAGTAACATTGCCATCAGCTACCTGTAAAAAGCCTTGTGATGTTTCTGTTCCAAAGACTCCTGCTCTTATATAATTTTTTCCTTTCAAAAGAGTTTTTAAATCATATCCTGTAATATTAGGTAAGCTCCCTATAGTTACTTCCTTATCTGCTGCTGCAAAATACCCTGTAGACTTGCTTACTGAAACTCTAACAAATAGTACTCCATTTATTATTCTTGCTTGTATACCATTTCCATATTGAAATCCACTATTAGAAGAAAGTATTATTCCAGTATTTAAAGTTCCATTAATCCACCCAGTATCTTCGTTCTCTATTTGTTCTTTTAAATTGTTTATTTCTTTTTTTACGCCTTTTATTTGAGGTATCATATTAACACCTCTTTTCTTTTTATAAAACTATAAGTGTGTGTGTGTGTGTGTATACAGCTCCAAGGCTTACATGATTTATTTTAGTCATATATTTTTCTCCTTTATATTTAATTTGCTATAAATGTGCAATTTAAGTTGTACCAAGCAGAAGTATATGCATTATCTGAGACCCATTCTAACATAATTCCTCCAGCCGGAGTTATTATCCACCTACAATATCTAACCCCAGAGCAAAATCCCTCAAAATATATTTGGGTTGCCGGTCTATACCCTTCTGGAAGTTGTGCTATTGTTGTTCCTGCCTTAGTAATTCCTGACACTCCTCCTACAATTGTAACAATTCCATTTTCTTTCTTATAAATAGCTTTTTTAGCAATCTTATCAACTGTTATTCCTGTGGCCAATGGTAAATCCTTCCACTTTTCAATTTTGTATTGTGTACCTGAAGGTAAAGAATCTAAAATTTCACCATTGCCAAATATTATATCTGAATTAAATCTTTGTGCTGATATTATTTGAACATTAGGAGTACGTGAACCACCTGGCAATTTAAAACAAACAGAAAATATACAATTGCTTTCTACTATTATAATATTATCTGAAATGTCAACTCCTTCTGGGTTTAATTGGTTTATTCTTTTAAATTTAACTTTAAAATTGGTAGAATCTTGTCTATTAATTTGCAAACTATATATATCATCAAAATCATACTGTTGAGTTGATGTAATTTTAAAAATTATCGTAGCCGTCTTAAATACAGTTTTCATATTTACATCAAATAATTTAATATATTTATTTGTATACCCTGAAGAAGTATATAAAATATTTTTTCCATCTGGAAAATCTATTTTGTTTTCAATTTTCTTAATTAAATTTTTAAGTGTTAGCATTATATTCCCCCCTTACTACTAATGTTAAAATATCTCCTGTTTCTAACTGCCAATCTGTTGTTGTCTTTATTTTATTACTTATACTATCTGCATCTCCTATTTCTCTATAATGTCCATCTGTTCCAGCATCATCACTACTTAATGCTAGTCTTTCGGTGTCTAAGTATACATCTAATACTTCTTGTCCAACTTGATAATAACAAGGTAATGTTACTTCTGCTCCTGCATTTATATTAGATGTTATTTTTAGTTGGTAAATGTGTTGTGTTATACTTATTATTTTATTTCTTACTTCTGTATCATCATATGTTGCACCAGGTTCACCCTTTTCCCCTTGTATTCCTTGTTCTCCTTTTTCACCTTGCTCTCCTCTAGGTAATATCAAATTTAAAATTTGATTTGGAGCTTCTCCTGTTATAGTCGCAGATGCTTCATCGCCTTCCTCAACTATACCTATCTGCAAACAATTTGCTGGCCCAGTTTCTCCTTTTTCCCCAACATCGCCTTTAATTAGTGGAATATTCGATACTCCATCTATATGAATAACTTCAATTTCATTGGTAGACAAATCAGTAATCTGATTAACTTCTTGCTCTACATTATCAAGATCATTAATTTCTATAGACATTATTCATCCCTCCTATGAGTTATCTCTTCAGTTAATGTTATAGTTCCAAATCCAAGTGTTTTAACATAATCACCTGATTTCAGCTCTATATCGTATTGATAAGTTCCGTATGGCATATCAGATGTATCTTCCGAATTTAATGTAAAATAAAAATACCCATTACTATATTCAATATTATCTGGGTATTTTTTATGTATAATTGATTTTAAACTATTTGCACTAGATTTTACAGTAAAATAAATATTATCTTCTGGAGATGGTTCAATTTCTTTACCTAATCCATTTTTTAGTTGAAACTTTAAAACTTGTGTATCTCCTCTTGTAAATTCTAAATCCATGTTATTCCTCCTTCTATTTTAAAAATCCATAAACATTTATCATAGCTCTTACATAACCAGTTCTTGCAGCTCTATTTTTGTCATAATCATCCCATTCAATGTTTTCAGTTGGAACAGCATCAGAAGTTCTTAATTGGAATAATGTTCCCTGACCTGATGTTAAAAAATTTCCAATATTATTACTTATATATGTATTTAATTTTCCTTCTTCACCTGTACAATTAATTGCATTGGTATTATTGGTTATCAATCTATAATCATAATTTTCAGATGCGATTTCCACATTAAATGGTGTTACATTTCCAGTTAATAACTTTTCGTAAAATAAATTGACATTTCTTGAGTAACCCACTTGTTTATCTTTTTTATAACTATAATTAATTGGGTGTAATTGTAGTACCAAGTATGCACTTGTTACTACAAAATTAGAAGGAATAAATACTCCTATATTTATATATTTATAAGTTGATTGGCTAGGAGTAAATATGCTATAGCCTATTTCTTTCCAATCCATAGAAGAAAATGATAAATTTGATAAAACTCCTCCATTACCTATTATTGTTGTTCCATCATGCAATTCAATACCTTCTTTTCCTATGTTTACAACTTCTTCCCCATTAGCTGATAAAACTTGGAGAGAACCATTTGTATTGTTCTCTCCCCCTAATTTTAAAGTTCCACCTTTAATTCTATTGGCGCTTAGCGTACCTGCAGTTATAAAATCAGCATTTATAATTCCATTTAAACTAATAATTGTTTGATACTCTCCATTTATTCCATTATTAGAAATATCTAATGCGTTTTTCCCAATCCTTAATACTGTTTTTGCCTCTTCTAAAACATTTGTATCAGCAATATACATAATTCCATCTTTTTTTACAACATAGCCACTATTTTGTTCAATTACTTCTTCAACTATTTTTTGTATGTTTTCCCACATAGAATCTAATTTGTATTTTTTTATTAATTGTTCTATAGTCTGTGGCATCATACTATCTTGTCTACTTGTTTTTTGTGGTTTTATATCAAAATCCATCTTTTCCTCCAATATTAAAAGCACCTACATTTCTGTAAGTGCTTTATGTTATTCTTATTTTTTATCTTTAAAATAACTTTATATTTTCTTGGTAAAAAAACAATAAGGTTAAAAATATTAATATATAATTTGTTATAATTGTATAATTATCAAAATGTTCATCTGATATGTTTTCTTTTGTTATGACATGCAGAACAGCCATAATTACAATAGAAGCAACTGTCCATATTGCAGTAGGAATTATAGCTAACATCAATCTTACTACTACATATTCAAGAAATTCCAACATAAAAATCACCCTCTTTATTTTTTTATCTATTATACATCTCATCCAATTTTATTAGCATTTCTTGACTTTCAGGTATATATTTATTATTTAACTTTATTTTAAAATCATTTCCAGATTTATTCAAAATTACAAAGTATTCTCTTTTTGCTGTCAATTCTATACCCTTTATATTTTTTAGATTTGTATAATTTAGTGAATATATTATTTTAGCATTCTTTAATATTTTTTCTGTTTTTTCTTCATTTTCTCTTGAAAACAAATATAGTGTTATTATAACAGAACCTATAGTAAAAATCAAACTTAAAAATCCATATTTATCAAAAGATAATATTCTATTTACTCCTATAAATATAGCAACAAATAAAATAATAAACCAAACTCTAACAATAATAAATTTAAATTTATTCATAATATTACTCCTTTTATTTAGATTTTATCATGATTTTTTTGCATAATTTGTCGTATTATGTCAAAAAAGTAATATTATTTTACATATTTGTAAATAGGTATCATTGATTTTGTTTGTATTTTTCCGCTTTTATCTATTTTGAAACCTATATTTTTCAATATTTCTGTTCTTTCACTATAGTTTAGATTTTTACTACTATTTACAAAATTCACTATATCATTATCATAAGTATTTATATCTTCTATTTTACAAATAATCTTCTTATAATCTTGTGACAGTTCTTCATCAGAGATAGAATTTAGATAATTATATACTTTTTGCTTTTTGCTTCCTGATATTGTTTCTCCATCTGTGTCTTTATCGTTTTCAAATGTTTGTGTTTTATATTTTAAATATTGATTAATTGGTAATCCTAACTTATCTACCAAAATTGTTTTTTTATCTTTACTATTAATGTAATTCTTATAAATACTTTCTTTTTCATCTTTACTATAATTAGAATCAACTAATATTTGTATTTTGTCTTTATCTTTTAATTGTTCATTATCTTTAAGTTCACCTTTATCGCCTTTTTCTTGTTTTAATTTACCCGTTTGATATTTAAAATCACTATAACTTTTTAAAGAAATATTAGAATTTTTATTTTTTTCTTTCTCTTCATCTGACAATTCATTCCAATCCCCTTTTATATCTTTATAGTATTGACTGTTATCTATTGTTGCATATCTATCATTCTTATCTAATTTTTCAAAATTAGATAATTTGTTTTCTACTATATCATTTATTTTTTTTTGTATATTTCTTACTTTTTCTTTTTTGTCTTTATCTGATATATTTGAGTTCTGAATTTCTCTTTTTTGTTTATACAAATCTGACATTTCTGTTGATTCATTTGTAAAATATTTATATTTTATTTTATCTTCATCTGTAGCATTTAAACTATTTTTGGTCTTTTCTAGTTCTTCTGTTTTACTATAATATTCACTCACATTTTTATTTTTCATAACTGAATCTGTGGTAAACTTGTCTTCTAAAATATTATTTTCTGCTTGTGGTGTCATCATTGGTAAAATCATATCACCTATACCACCTGAATATTGATCTAGTACATAATTAATTTTTTTAGGACTTATTTTTAAATTTTTACCTAAAAATTTACTCAATTCATCTGTACTCTCATCGTATTGTTCCGCAACAGGTAGATTTTGTAATCTTGTATTCACAATGTCACCACCAAACCATGATTTATTATCAATAGTTTGTTTTATTGGTGCAATAATATTGTCTGTTATAGGATTATTGGGAGCTAATTGATTTATGGTTGTATCAACTAATGATTTCCAATCAACTTCTTTGCCTTCTATTGTTTCTAATGTTCTTCTTGCTACTCCTCCTATAACACTTGATACTCTTCCCTTTGGAATCCTAAAGAATTTTCCATCACCCAACTTAAATAAAAAATAATTATCCTTAGTATAATCAGGTAAATCCTCATAGTCATCATCATCGCCTAACAACAATCCATTTATTATAGCAGGTGTTATTTGATATGCAGTTGCTTTTAATATCAAATTAGCATACCCCTTCCATCCATTCTTGCCTGATACATTTCTATATACTTTATCAAGTCCTTGAACAGATGCATTTAAAAAGTTAGCACCATATTTATTAATAGCTTTTGTTATGTCTCCTCCTCTTTTAAAGTTTGTTGTAATATCTGCTGCATTATATAGTGCTTCATCTATACTTCCTTTATGTTCAATTGTTGAAATATATTCAGCAAGTCTGGGTGCTTGTTCTAAAACTTCATTTACATCTTTTATTTTATTCACAAATTTTTTAACTGGATTTTTGGTTTTTGCTGGAAGTATTCCTTTATTATAATCGAAATACGTATTCGCAGTTCCTCCATTATTTTTATAGCTTTGATACCAGCTACCATCTGTTGCAATATTATATAATGCCTTTGTCCAATTTTTAACAAATGTTGCACCATTATATTTAGAATTAAATAAAGCATCTTGAAAATCTTTAATAGGATTATTCATTGCAAATCCAACACTATAAGTAGTCAATAATTCTCTCTGTGCTTTTGACATTTTTTCTATTGGAGTTAATATAGCTTTTGCAACTTTACTATTATTAATTTTATTTTGTAGAGTATCTTTAGAAAAAGCACTATATAATTCATCACTTATTTTAAATTGTGTCATCTCACCATCTTTAAAAATAGTAAATGTATTTTTTCCTTTTCCTTCACTATCAATTACATTACCAGCTATTGTTTGCATTGCCACTGCATCAAAATCAATTCCAGAAGTAATAGTTGAATCCTTCCCTAATGTTTTATATAATTCAATTCCGAGATTATTTATCCTTATTGCTTTTTTTATAGCCATTGTTTGCTCTGCCATGCTTTCCTTTACTGATAGTATATCTAAATTACTTTCAGTTGCTTTTTTTAATACATTTCCACCTACTCTGTCATCTTCATATTGTGATATATTATCTGTAATATCTCTAAAAGTTGGCACATAATCTCCATACATTTTTTTTAGGTTTTTGTATGTTGTTTCTGATACCAAACCATTACTAACTAAATCTTTTATATTATTATCATTATATTTACTTACATCTTTTGCCCATTCTTTAAATTGTGGATATTTTTTTTCATAACTGTTAACAATATTTTGTGAATATGTTGCTGAAATTTCTTTTCCAAATATACCTTTTTCATGAGCATATCTTGATATGTTATGTTTATTTAATAAGTAATCTTCAAATTCTTTAGATACATTCATATCTTGAGCAGGTTGAAAAATATCAATTATTGATTTTCCTACAACTTCTCCTTTAGAATTTATTTGATTATCACCTATAGAAATTTGAGATTCATTAAAAGTATTCATTGTTCTATCATATAAATATGTTAAATTTTTATTTCCTTTTTTTTCTGCTAATTTATCTATATAATGTCCTTTATTAACAAATTTTTGTGCTAGTGTATCTTTTATTTCTTTTATACCTACTTTTTCTTTGCTTCTTTTTGCTTTTATATAATCAATTGTAGGACTATTTTCAACACTATTTTCTCTCAATTCATTTTGTAATTTCTCACCTTCATCAATTGTGGCTATATTTACCTTTTTTGTTTCTTCTTTAATTGCATCTAAATCTGATATTTTGCTATCATTGGCTATTTGAGCTGATGCTCTATATGGTTTTATATCATCCGTTTTTGTATTTTCTTTTGTTGGTAAATTATATTCTTTTAAACTATTACCTGTTCCTTGTTTTTTATAGTTATCCTCTACAAATTGTTGCCAGTCTTTTATTCCTCCCAATACCAATCCGTTATTTTCACTAGTATTTGATGAATTTTTATTTTTATTGCTTTCAGTAAATTCATTAGATACCTCCTCATTACTAATATTACTTAAATAATTATACAATCCTATTTTCATTTTTTCAAGTATACTTGTATTAACATTTGCGGATTTTGGCATGATATTACTTAGATCTTTTCCATTATATTTTTCTTCAATCATTCTTTTAGATGTATCTCTAGCTTCTATCTCCCCAGGATTATTTTTATATTTTTCTTTTCCAAATTTTATAGAAGTTCCTCCTGCAAACCCTTCTATCTTCTGAATCGCATGTTGTATCTCATGAATTAATGTGCCTTCTGCATTTGATATATCATTAAATCTATTAATATCTATAGTTAATTCATCTGTAAATCTATTGTATCTTCCATTTAGTCTACCATTATTTTTTGTATTATTAGAGTTCATATCTTCAATTTTTACTTTGTAGTCTCGTAATTGAGGGTACATTTCAAACAAAGTGTTATGAATAAGAATATCTTTTAACTTAAATTCTTGACCAACTTTATAATTTTGATTTGCTATTTTCATATCTTTATCAGAAAAATTAAATTTCATTTTTCCTGTAACTTTGTCTTTATACCAACCTGTTTCTTTATAGATTTTTTCATTACTTTCTTTATTTTTTGCCATTTGTTTTGCTTTATTATAACTGTTATATGCTTCTTGGCTTAATTTTGGTTCTTTTATATTTTTTAATGCTTCCTTACCAGCAACAGAATATTTTAAATTGCTATCATATTTACTAAATTCTTGATTATAAGCTGTTTCAAATTTATTTCTTATATCAGTCCAAAATATTTTTTCATTTTTACCACCAGTAAATTTATTTAATTTATCAATTACCCAATTATATATTTTCTTTGCAACAGATTTATTTTGATTAACAAGTCTATTTACATATTCTTGATTTCCAAGTTCTCTCTGCAAAATGCTCATAGTTGCCTCTTCATCAACTATTTTATTAAAATTTTCATCTGATATTTGTATATTATCATTTTCATATGCCTGTTTATATGTATTCTCTAATGACTTTCTTGCATTCTCCCAGTTTTCTTTTTTGCTAGCATCTTTCAATATCATATTTTGTACTTCATTCAAATCTAAATCATGTCCTAACTCATGTATTGCAAGTTCTTGAACCCTTGTGTTAGTATCTTGTGTTTTAGGATTAAAAACTACTTCTCTATCTGCTACATTTCCCTGTTCATCATATATTGGCTTCCATACAGAAAAAGCATCATCATTGTTTTTAAAAGTATTTTCATCAAAATATGCATTAATACCTCTTCTATCAAACATCTGCTTTATTTCTTTCAAATCTTCATTTTTATAATCTATATTATATTGTTTTGCACTTTCGTCAAAATTTTTCATTTTTGCTATTTTAGTATTATTGTTTTCTACAATATCCGATTTTTGAATATTTTGATTTTGAGTTGATATAATTTGTTGCCCCTGAGTTTTAGATTGATTCTGGATTGCATTTTGTTGCATATTTTGATTATTACTTATTACATTTTGTGTTTGATTTGATATGTTGGTATTAATATTGTCTACCACTGTTTCTGTATGATAATTTTTGTATTTGTTTGTTTGTTGAATTACACTATCTTGAATCATTTTTTCAACATCTAATTCTTTAGATGCATCTTTTATTGCCAATTTTATTTCTGTATTTGACGGTGTTTTTCCATTATTTATCTTTTCTACAACAGCTGCACATGATTGTATTCCCATATTACCACCACCAACTATAGCGCCAACTAATCCTCCATTAATTCCCGATTGTAACATTCTTTGACCCATATTATGCCAATCAGATTTTTCTTTTCCTCCTATTGCTCCAGCAACAGTTTCTTGTATTGGTTCCATTATTGCTTCTTGTATAGCATTATCAGCAATTCCTATTCCATAATCTTTCAAAACTTGTTTAATTGACGTTTTAGCAAGTTGCTCTGTACCTTTTTTTGCCGCTTCTTTTCCTGTTTCTTTTATAATACTATTAATTGCTGTACCTGCTTTTTTAAAGTTACCAACTGTTACTCCTTCAGTTATACCTTCCATAATTCCCATCATAGTCCCATAGGAAAACGCTTGTTCATCTGTCATACCTCTTTCTTTGGCATCATCTATATAACTTCCCCCTGATGATGCTGTAAAATAAGTTGCTCCTAAAACTGGATTCACACTACTTGCAACCATTCCAGGTATCATATTTCCCATTGACGGTGCAAGTTCTGCTAATTTTTTAGAAACTGAATTTCCTTGATTTTCTATATTTTTTTGTATTTTTTCTTGGTCTTTATTAATTGATGATTGCAATTTTTTATCCATATTAAATCCAAGCTTGTCTTTTACTTCTTCATTAATATTTTTTAATTTTTTCAACTGTTCCTCTGTTAAATAATTAGGCAAATCAGTTAATTTTATTTCATTTCCGTCTTTATAATATCTTGCTCCTCCGTTTATATTCTCTCCAAATTTAGTTAAATATTTAAGAGATTGTTTCGTTCCTGATGTAGCTCCTAGCCATGTATTTTCTACAGTTCTTCCTGTATCATTCCCAAAATTTCCTATGTTGTTTTTTACTATTCCAACGCTTCGTTCTGCATTTTCTTGTATTTGATTCCATATATTATTTTTCTCATTAAAATTATTCGAAGTTATTGAATTACTCATATTTTCTTTAGAATTTATAATTTTAGAATAATTATCATTAAAATTTGCCTTTGCATTAGATATGAAATCTTCTACATTCTGTTGTACTTTTATTGCATCTTGTTCTTTTTCTTTATCGTTTCTTCCAGCTATATCTTCTATAATCTCCCAAATTTTTTTAAGCATATACTATCACCATCTTCCCATTAAACTATTAAGTATTTTCATGCTACCTATACCAATCTCACTACCTACATCAGCTGCATTTTTTAATATTCGTTGTAGCCTTGGATCAGTTTCTTCTGTTATATTACTATCAGATACCTTTAGTCCACCTGTGCTCTTGGTTGACTTTTTACTACTTTTAGAACTACTAGCCGAACTAGATTTTTTTTTTGACAATTCATATTGCTTTTGCCATTGATTATCAGAAACAGCAGCTCTCTCTTTTTGATAATCAAAATTCTTTTGCCATTGACTATCAGAAATAGCATCTCTTTGTTTTTGATAGTCAAAAGATTTTTGTTTCCATTGATTTTCGATTTCATTTTGCCTTGCCTGTTGGTCAAAGGTTTTTTGCCATTGATTATCAGAAACTCTATCTCTTTCTTGTTGATATAAATATTGTTCTCTATTTTGTCTTAACTCATAATTTTGTGTTAATAATTGAGCTTTTTGTTTGTATAAATCTAATGCTGCTTGTGCTTGTTGCACACTTCCATTTTGCCTTGCTTGTTGAACTTTAAAATCATAATCACTTTTTAAATCTCTGGCATTGTTTAAAGTTTCCGTTACATTTTTCTGGTAAGTATTATATAACGCTGTTTGAGTTGTTTCTGCATAACCACTATGAGCCAAACCTTGTTGTGCTAATTGTTCTGCATTGGCTCCATATTGGTTTGCTTGTTTTTGCCAATTTGAATACAGTCCTTTTGTTGTTTTGGTCGTATCTCGTTCAATTTTATCTTTTTCTCGATTTAATTCATCAACTTGCATTTGAGTTTGTTGATTTATTAACTCATTCTGTTTTCTTTCTTGTTCATTTATTAAATTATTCTGTTGATTAGTTAATCTATCAATATCTTCATATCCAGTAGCCATATATACTCCTTTCTAACTTGTTCTTTTCCACATATAACATGTAATATATGGTTGCAAGTTATTGTGTGCTCCTCCACCTCCTGTTTGGGTTGTCAAATTATAATAATGTCCTTTCCCATAAAAATAATTTCCATAACCATCTCCTAAGCTTGAATAATTTTCATCTTTTATCCATGTTCTATGTGAATGTGGTGGTACTTCTTCTATTGTTAACTTGTGTGTTTTTTCTCCACCAGTCTTTTCAACTGTTTTAAAATCATTATCTGATGCATTTACTCCTACAGGTACTCTTCCTGTTCCCCATGCTACCCATGTTCCTCCAAAAAAAGAACTTGGATTTGTATTTTTTACACTTAAATAAATTGAACCTACTGGATACATTAATTTCCCTACTGTCTTAATATCTGAATTAAATGCTGTATTTAATACTCTATGTTTTATCTTTCCTTCACTTAATACAAGCACCCATGTGTCATTTTCATTATTGGTATTTACATCCCATGTAAAACCATTGATTTTTCCTGTCAAGTTTTGTACAGCTAAATTTCCTGTTATAGTTCCCCCAGTTTTGTCTAACTTTTTATTAAATAATTTATCTAACTCATTTGTTAACACTTCATTTATATATTCTTTTATTTTTATTGAACTTTCATCAAATTTCTTTTTTAATTCTGCAGTTTCTAATGTAGGACTGTCTGGTAAATTTTCTATAGTATTTAAATTTTCTTCTAATTTCGTTAACGCCATATTCCCCTCCTATTTTTTTATATATCCACCAACAAAAGCTTCTATTGTTGAACTAAATATTCCAAATGGTTTGTCTTTTTCATCACTATAAAATTTAAGCGATAATTCATTTAATTTTTTTTCTTTTATTTTATATAAAACATAAGATTTATCTGTTGTAATAAAACTAAAGTTTCTAAAATCTAAACTTTCAAATGAAAATCCATTGGCCGATTTTCTTGTTGTGTATTTATATTCACTTGATTTGTCTGTTCTTCTGGCAATTTTTATAAGCCCATTAGGTATTGTTTTTATTTTAGCTAAACCACCACGTTTATTTGTGGTTTTTAATTGATTATTATAACCAAAATTGTCCATTGGAGTAGTCCAATATGAAATAATTGTTTTTCCATTATCATTAGTACCTTCTAAAATAAAAATAGAACCATTATCGGTTCCAATATATAATTTATCATTATATTCCTTTAATAATATAGGATTTATGTCTGTAAAATCCCAATAAAACCATTCATACCCAAAACTATCTAAATTAGCGTACTTTTGTCTACTATCAGCTAAATATATCTTACCATTAACAAGAATCAATAAATAGCCTTGATATTCTGTCATCATAGCATCTTTATAATTATTCTCATTTGTCATTTTTACATCTACCATAAAACTTCTGTGTGCTATAGCCTGTTTGCTATCTATTTTCTCTGTTGATATTCCTTCTAATCCATATCTGCTCAAATAAACAATATCATCTTGAAAATTAGTACTATCCACATAACATCCAACACTAACATTTCCTTGCTTAGTTGGATATATCTTTCCGTGTTCTAAATCCAATGTCGGTTCATGATAAAAAACATTTGCATTATTTTGATCTAAATTCTTAAAAATCCATAACACATTATTTCCAACAGTCATTCCTGTTATTGAAGAATCGCTTGAACCATCTTCATAGTAACTCAAGTCACTTATATAAGCTGGATTGTTTAACTCAGAATGAAATACCGCATTTGGAAAATCTGGATTACCCGTAAAAAACATTCTATTATCAAATAACAATGCCTTAGTGCATTTATTTATTCTATCTTCATAGCCACTTATGGTTTTAGAAAATGTAATAAAAACATTATCTTCGCCACTTAAATTTGGTTTAGATGGTGCTGTATTAAAAGTCACTTTCCCATTTACCCTGTCTACCGTAAAATTTGAATTTTCTGTCTGCTTTTTGTTATCTACAGTTACAGTTACCGTTGTACTATCTATATTTTGTGCATCTAAATAAAATATCTTTGATGTACCATCTCCAACAAAACTATTTATTCTTTTAGGTTGTAACAAATTAACATCTTGTAAGGTTTCTCCACCTCCCATATTCCCCGCTGTTCTACTAATTGTAGTACGTGGTACAAATGCTTCATCTTTTACTTTCTTTAATATTGTACCATCATACACAAGATAATTTTTTCCGTCATTTATATATAATTTTGAATCAAGCTTGTTATACTTGCTTCTTTTATTATTCATATCCGCATATAATTGTTTCAATGTTTCTGAGGTCGGTTCACTTGGAAAATTACTCCATTCATATAATACAGTACCTGAATGTATTAAAGCTTTCGTTAAACTAAATATATAAATACCATTAATTCTATTACCTATTTGTGCTATTTTTCTATAACCTGGCCTAGTTTCTATGCAAGTACCTTGAGCATCTCGATAATTCTTCCATACGTTCAAAGCATCAGGACTTCTTGTTATAGAAACCAATGTTGGTTCATTTAAAAAATCTACTCCTGAAAAATCAGCATAAGTTCTTTTTATTCCTGTGGCCATCTGTTTTCCTCCTAAATATCATATTCTGGTTCATTTAATACAACTGTAGGTATATTTTTTCTAGTATCTAACAATTGTAGTTTTCTTTGATATTCTGTTGCAAAGGCTGTATAATCAGCACTTGGATCAGTTTTTAATATATCATCAGCCACTTTATATGGTAGCAATGCTTGTGCATCATTATCTAATTCTAAATAAAAATCATCCGTTGTTTCTTCATTTATGTCCTGTGGATATTTATAATATTCTAATATTGTTGAACCAGGAATATTGTCATTTAAATATATTTTTTTATTTATTGTATAGTATTCTGCAGTTATTGGCTTATTGTTTTTATCTAATGTATACACATTTTTTATTTGGTATAAATCAGCTGGAAGACTATATGAAGTATATTTGTCTTTTTTGTTTTCATCTGGTATTTCATTATATAATTTTGTGGCTATTATCTTTTTAGTCATTGCTAATTCTTGATATGCCAATTGATATAAAAATGGTAATCTTAATGCTATATCGTCATCTTCTGTTTTTTTTACTAAATCAGGTGCATATTCTTCTATTAATGCCAAAGTTAATTTTTTATTTTCACCATATGTCATTCATTTTCCCTCCAAGTTTGACAGATTCGAACTGTCTATTGTCCTTTTCAACTTGATAAAAAGAGGGGAAATCCCCTCCTTAATTATGGTAATTCTACTGCTTGTATTGTAATATCAGCACTTTCTCCTTTTATTATTACTTTTCCCTTATTTTCTCCTGATACATTTACAAATTTACCAGATTCAATAACTATTCCATATGTTTTTCCTGCTGGTATGGATATTTCTAAATCTTCTACTCCTTGCAAAGAATTGCCTTTTATTATAGTTGCTTTTTTAGCAGCACTTGCATTTCCGTTTGTAATCATAAGTAATATTCTACCATCTGATTGATTTGTGTAATCAACGCTTGCCCCTTCAGTAGCATCTACAGCTACAGCGCTTATCACCTCTTTAGCTTCATTTCTTATTAATTCTGTATTAGTTATTTTAGCTATTGCCATATTCTATCACTCCAATCTTATTTTTAATATTTTATTTTTGGTGGCATCTTAATACTGCACACTCTTTTGGTCTTACCATTTTTCCACCATATGTATTTAATCCTTTTACTGCTTCGGCAAAACCTTTTTCTGGTTCATATGGTTTTAATTTGTCAATACCATTGCAATAAGCAAATGCTTTTGATGTTTTAACTATTATATAGTCATCTGTTCCATCATTATATGCATTATTTGTCATTTTTACTTTGGCATTATTGTATAAACCTAAAACTCCTTGTGCTATTAATTCATCGTTATTTGTTTTTAATTCTATTAATTTATTTTGGAACAAACTATAAAACCAAGGTGTTAAGTACATAGTAACCTTGTCTTTTGTACTTACTCCTTGGTTCCATAATTTAACAAATAATTTATCAATAGCTGCTTTAGCTTCTTCAGCTGTTGAAATTTCTGTTGATTCTGTTTTATAACCTGCATTTTTTGCCATTTGTGTTGCACAGAATATATCTTCTTGCTCTGCCATTCCTCTTGTAGTTTCTTCTTGTAATGCTTCCATTACTCCATCCATTGATTGAGCTTTATCTATATCATCAATTCCATAATTAAAATAATCCAATTGATCAATATCTAAATATGTTGAAGCATCTGGTATTTTTTCAGCTGAGTCTATATCTTTATTAGGAATATATTTTTTAATAGTTGGTCTTCCAACATTTAATATTTTTACTCTTTTCCCTTGTCCCGCATCTCCTTCAAATTTAAAATCACAATCTTGTTTAAATACTGTAAATTTTGGTAATTCATGTTGTATGTATTTTGACCATACAACTGGTTTAAAATTTGCATAACTCATTTTATATCTCTCCTTTATTTTTTTATTTGCCCCATTTTTTCATTGAAGCCATAACATTTTTAAATATTGTAGGGTTGTCCAAATCTTTAGAAGTTAGTTTATCAACTTCTTCAGATGTGTAATATTTTTTTACTTTTGATTCTCCTACCGTTGATTTAACACTACCTGTACTAGCAGGTTTTTCTACTTCTTTATGGTTTAATTTTGCATATAAATCATAAATATCAGTAATAGAAGTATCTGAATTAAATTTCTTAGAAAACTCTTTAAATTCTTTGTCTTCTAATATTTTTTCATCAACTCCCTTGTCTTTTAGTTCTTTTAATTTCAACTCACTAGATAAATAACTACCTAATTCCATAAATTCCGCTTCTTCTCTTTTACTTATTTTTTTACTTTGTTTTAAAGAAGCTAATTCATTTGCTCTACTTTGAATTTCATCAAATTCAGCAGAACCAATTAAATCTTGAGCATCTAATTCCCCTAATCTTTCAGAATCTCTATTATTAAATTTTGATTCATATTTAGGAATATCTACTCCTTGTTCTTTATAGAAACTATTGACTTTTTCAAGAATATCTTCATCATCACTAGCACCTAATCCAGCACGAATAGTATTTTCGAGTTGCTTATATCTTTCAATTTCTTTATCTTTTTCTGCTAATTGCCTTTTGGCTTTTCTTTCAACCCTTCCTACTCTTGATTTGACTGCATTGTCAATATCTTCTTGTGTTAACTGCCTTTCTTCTTGAGTTTCTTGTTCTTCTTGAGTTGTTTCAGTTTCAACAACCTCATTATCAATATTTTCTACATCCATATTTTCATTATTTGGCATATGTAACCTCCCATTTAAAGTCCGTCGACTATTAATTCCTAAAAGCTTTTTTCCCGTCTTCATCAGTTTTGGACAATAAAAAAAGAGCTTATTGCTCTCTAATTAACTTGATTATTTAATTGCTGATTATTAAGCATGTCTGCTTCTTCAGGAGTTATTCCTGCTTGCTGTTGATTCTGTATTTCTTGCTGCGTCATTACTTGTTCTATTGCTCCATTTAATGCATTACCTTGTTTCTCTATATCTGTAATTACCTTATTTTTCTCTTCTCTTGTTTTTAATATTTCTTTTAATTTTGATTTTGGCATTGTAGAATCTTCTGGCAAAGCATTAACATATTCTTCAAATGTTATTTGTCCTGCACTTAATAAATTCTCAAGAGAAACTTCCATAGCATATTTGTCAAATGCAGACTTTGGAGTAATATCAATTTTTAAATCTAGTTCTAATTTATTTAATTCCTCATAATCTAAAATATATTGTGTATCATATGTAGTATCATTAGCATAATCTTTTTCTTCTTTAGTCAATTTAATTCCGTCTACACTATAAGCCTTTAACATTTCAAACCATATTCTTGCAATATCTTCTATAAATGTTTTATATGCTTCTACCTGAGAATTAATTGGCTGTTGACTTGCTTGCTGAACTGCTAATATAGCTTTCCCACTTGTTTGTGTTGGATCTATATTTCCAGTTACATTATCTCCTGCTCCAGCTAAATTTTGTGTATCATCAATCAACTCTTTTTGTAAATTATATGCATCTGTACTCATCTGAGCGGGTTTTAAGTAATTGACAACCTTATTTACATCATCAGCATTTAATTCATTTAATTCTATTGTTGTTCCCACACTATTTAAAGCTTTTGTATTTTTTATATATTTGGTATTTGCTACCAATTTTGGAAATGCACCCAATTTCACTGCCAAAGCCCTTCTTGTAGCAGTCTTATTTATTTCTATTTGATTTGGTATTAAATATTCAACTTCTCCCTGTCCTCTGCTGCTTCCTTTTACTCTTATCCAATTATAATGTGCTACAGGATAAAGCTTTATTTTTAGATTACTATCATTCATTACATTTGCTAATCTAGTACATTTTTTAGCCCATATTGTTCCATCTTTTTTATATAATTTTAATAATACTAAACACATTGGACTTATTTCATCTACTCTTTTATCTTTTCCTGCTTGCTCGTGGTATTCCTCATCAGGTATAATCTTTTCAAGTTCTTCGTCGCTCATTCCATTTTTCTTTGCTTCCTCTTTTACTTCGTCGACTGTTCTTCTAAAGGAAATAATTATATATGGTTGTGTTTGAATATTATCATCATTTTCATTGCCATAATATATATTCGTCTTGTCCACTTGTTCTGGTACTATATTATCATTATCTTCATAAAAATAAACAATTCCTTCTGAGTCAATACATGCATCATCAACACAATTTCTAACAATTTTGTCAACTTGATTCTTTTCCCAAGTTCTATTTGCAAATCTGTTTAAACTATCGCATAAATCCTGTAATTTTTTTCTTTCCGTATCATTCTCATAGGTATCAGAATTAAAATAAATTTGATATGAATTTGTTTTTACTACTCCCACTTTATATTTAACAATGGATTGTATTATATTTAATGTAATAGGCTGTATTCCACCTAATTTTGCATTTTCCCATTGATTTCCCAAATAGAACTTGAAGTTCTTGTCAGTTTTATTGTACAAATCCTGTCTATAATTATAGTCAACTCCTTTTTGATATTCATTCCATACATCTGTTACTATATTTTCTCTTTTCATAAATTAAATCTCCTCCTGACTTGTTGGAGTTCCATCATAATTATCTAGATTCCTTAATGCTTTGCTTAATTTTTCTCCTTCTTTTTTCTTTTCATTTTCTTCTTTTTTGGCTGTTTTTATTGAATGCCTTATTTTTTCAGGCACCGAAGGTATGTCCTCTGTTTTTCCTATCTTAAAACCAAAATAAAAGCCTGTTATTAAACAGACTATTGGTAATATTGTATATATTAAATTAATCATTTCTCTTACTCCTCTTTTTTGTTTTCTTTTTAATAGTAATTTTCTTTTTTTCTTCTCTTTGCCTTATTTTTTCTCTTAATACATTTTTTTTCATAGTTTCCCTCCTAAAATACTTCTATTTTACTTCCATAATCGCTTTTAATATTATCTTCATCTATTCCAAATTCTTTATCTATAAAAGCTTTTATTTCTTCGTTCTGTGATATTATTTTTTTCATTGTCTGTTGTGGTCTTACATAATAAGCTATAGCCAAAGCCATAACTAAGTCATCATGATAGCCATCTTCCGCTTCCGCTCTGCCATTCCTGTTTACTATAAATGTTAGCATTTCTCTTAATGTATCTTTATCATTAATTTTTTCAACTTCGTCTTTTACAATCTCTTGTAAATTTGCTAATATTAATGGCCTTGTTATTGATGTTGTCTTAAATCCAAATGCCTTTTCGTGTTTACTTATGTATGTATCTTCTTTTTTTCTAACATACATATTAGGATAATTTAACTCTATTAATTTTTGTATTGGGTATGTACTAAAGTTACATTCGGGTCCAAGCAATGCTTTATTATAAAACATACCTAGACAATATATTTGTTTAACGTATTCTATTTCATCATATTGCTGTTTTAATACCGCAACTTGCTCTCCTGTAATATTGTTGATTACATGTGCTGTAAAATAATCTGATCCTTCTCCAGCTGTATCTCCACCAATTACGTATGGAACATTGTTTTCAGGGTATTTATATATCTTTATGCTTCCTTTTTCTTCTTCTTTGAATTTTCTACCTCTTATTCTTATTCCATCATAGAAACAAGAAAAAGAGCCCTGTATAATTGGGTTCTTGCCTCTTAATTCATTTATTCTATTTATTATATTCTGTTTATTAAAATAACATTTACCAGTTGATAAAAACGCTTCTTCAGGACTTATTGGGTATTCTTGTTTAAACTTATCTACATCTCCTCCACAGTTGTTTTTTATACACCATCTTCTCCATTCCAATTGTTCTAAAGAAACATTGTATAACCTTTGTAGTTCTATTTCTTCTTGTGTCAATTGAAATCCAGTATATTGCATTTTATATTCTTCTAATTCATTCCAGCCAACAAATAGTGGATAAAAATCGTTTTCTCCTGCTACTGCTTTGTCCCATAATTCTTTAAAATAATCAAATCCATTCGCTGTACTTTCTATTATCACGATGCTCTCAGGAATATTAGGAACTGCTTGTAATAATCCTAATAGTGTGTCTTGTTTATTCCCTTCCCAAAAAGCTAATTCTGATAAATGTAGTGCTGTAAATGTATCAGAACGTCCAATTCCTTTTCCTCCTGCTGTCATACATTTTATCTTACTATCAAGTCCTGTTCCTTCTTCATTATTAAATACTAATTCTTTAGCATTTGATTTTTTTTGTTCAGGTTTAATAGATTCTGGTAAATATTCTAACATTCTTTTACTCATATTAAACAAGTTTGTCGTGCTATCTTCTTTGTGTGCTACTATACCAGCATTATAATTATGATTTGTAACAACATTTTTAAATATAATTGACTCTGTTTCTGTACTAAATCCCATTTGTCTAGCTTTTAATATTATTATTCTTATAGGCTTTTTTTCTTCATATAGTTTTTTAACAACATTATAATATTTTAATTGAGGTTCATTTAGCTTTAATGGAATTACATTGCCTTTTTTATCCCTTATTTTTATATAAGATTCTATGTATTTTTTTGTATTAATACTCATTGCCTTCAACTCTTTTTATATATTCTTCATACGAAGTATCTACATTTATATTCTCTTGTTTATCTTTCCATCCAAAGTTATTCTTTAAATTAAAGATTATTCCTGTTGTTCCGCTATCTGTTATTAAGTGTTTTTCTAAATAATTTTCTACTCTTAACTTTGCTTTTTTTATTGTGTCGGAAAATTCTTCTTTCTTAGCATATTCACACAGCGTATCTCTACAAATATCAAGAGATATACATAGTCCTGTTATAGTGTATGGTTCGTTTAACATATCACATTCTTTAAAATATTTGTCTATTTTATCTTGTAATTCTTCCTTTTCTGATATTTTTTTCGGTCTTCCTCTTGGCATTTGTTTTCACATCCTCTCTTTGGTCTATATCTAAAACAATAATCATAATGCTTGCACTCATCGCATCTTCTTTTCATACAATTTGCATAGTTAATTTTCTCGCTCATAATATACACACTTTGTACATATTACATCTCCATTTTGAAAAACTCTTATTTCACAATCGTTCTTTGTTTTATTTTTGCATCTTGAGCAGTGTTCTTCTTTGTATTTTTTTATTCTTTCTTGATTAGTCATATGTACATCTCCTTTTATTTTATATTTCGACACATTTTGACATGTTTCACACTTTTATTTTGCTATAATATTTTTACTTTACATAGAAAGGCGGTGATTGTATGATACCTTTAGGTCATAAAAAATTTGATAGCTTCGTTGAAATATGCAACAATATGGATTGGCATCAAGTTGTTTCAAATGACAGAAATGTAGATGAAGCAACTATAAAAGCTAATGCAGAAGTTACATTAGCAATTTTACGTGAGTTCTACGATTGGGCTTTCTCTCAACACTAATAAGCCGTGATAGACTCAAGTATATCATCAATAAATTTAGCATTATCAACAGGTTTAACAATACGTTTTTTAGCACCAGTTGTTTTTACAACTGGTGTTTCTTTTTTATTCTCAATTAATTCAATTAGTTCTTGTATTGTACATTCTATTTTCATATCTTTTCCTCTTTTCTTTTATTTATAAACACTACGAAATATGTAAGTTATATATAATTGCACTCTAGAACTAAACGGCTTATACTTCATCTAATAGATTACTTTTTGCCACTCTGCTCTCTATATATGTTTACATACTTCGCACTATTTACAAATATTAATTAGAACTCGCTAGGAAAGTTCTGTAAAAATTTATATAAAAAAATAACTTGAAAGGAGGTCTGCCATATCAAATAAACATAACAAACTTTATATTATCAGTTACCTAGCATACTGGTAATAACTAATTTTAATCTATTTTTATGCATTTATTTTCAAATTTCTTATATGCATCAAAGTATAATTCTTTTTTGTCACCGTTGTATGTACATTCATAATACATACCATCTGGTAATCTTGTACTTAATAGTGCTTTATGATTCTGTAATGTTTTACAATACCAAACAACAAAAACATCATCTAAAGAAACTGATGTATTGTCAGTTTTATCTAAATGTGCTTGTGTATAACTTCTTACTTCTTCTTTGCACTCGTCTAAAAATTCTTTACTTCCCATTTTCCTTCTTCCTTTCATAACATAATAAAAAGAGCAAATACAAAAAGGGGCTTGTACTTACTCTTTATTTTCTACTTACATTTCTCTTGATTATATATATATCACATTTTTATGTCGTGATTACACCTTTTTTGTCGTGTTGTTCAAATATTTTTAATGCTATTCCATTCATCTTGCACATATGTTTATAATCATAGTCCATCTCACTCGCTGTTGTTACAAGTGTCTTACCTTGTATGTATACTTTTTCTAAAATTAACTTGTATGGTTGTTCTACTTTATCTAATTGATTTAATATTTGCTTTTGATTTTTTTGTTCTCTTACTATTCTTTCCAGCAATTCATTTATATTATCTAATAAAATCGCTATTTTTTCTGCCATGCTATCTTGAACTTCTTTACTTCCCTTTGGCATATCTGATAATACTGATGTTATATTTTCTATACTTGCTTTATATTCTTCTATGTATTCAAGCCTGTCTTTTATCCATTTTTGATTATATTTATAATTTTTTAGTTCTTCTCGTGTCATTAGTATACCTCCTCATTAAATAATTGTACTCTACCTTCTATATTCTTCTTTTAGCCTTTTCTTAATTAGTTTTAATGCTATCTCATAAGCATCATTTTCGTCTTTTAGGCAATTTTCATCTTGCCTTAATACTTTTATTGTCTCTAGTAAATTATTGTTTAAATTTATCTTTTTCTCTATTAATTCTTTGGCATTTAATAGATTCTTTATTGTTTTAGTCATTTGTATCACTCCACATCTTTTACTTTATTTTCGTAATATTTTTTAATCCACTCTTTGCCATGAATTGGTGTCGTTAATTGTTCAGCCATTAAATCTATTTGTTTTTCTTTTTCTTTTAGCATAGATAAAACTATTTCTATTGATTTATTATCTAATCTCACTTCATTTACTAAATCCGAAAATGGATTACATTGTTCTAAATATTTTTTGTCATTATCTAATTTACTTTTCAATCTTTCTATTGCTTGTTCTTTTGTCATATGTTAGTCCTCCTTAAAATCTTCTAAATATACTGTTTTACCTTTTATTTTTATATAATATCCTTTGCTGCTTTTATATATTGTTTTAAATGTAAACATATATGCTTCTTTATCATATATTACTAAATGTCCACTCGTTACATTTTTGGCACTTATATATGCCACATATGTATCCATTTTTTCTTTCACTTAAAAACCTCCTATTTTGAACACATATTCAATAACGCTTCTTGATATTCTTCTATTTTTTGTTTTAACTTATAATTTTCTTTTTGCAATTTGTAATATTCTTCTTTATAGTCTAAATCAACGACCTTGTTTTTATCTATTAACTCTCTTATTTGTGTTTGTTGCTTATCTATCGTTTCTTTCATATGTTCAAAATCACATTCTTTTTGTAATTTATCTATATCCCCTGGTGTCATCATTATATCCACCCCAATTCCTTACATTTTTTACTTATTGCTTGTAATTCTTGCATATCTAAAAAATCATACTTACCGTCTATTTTTATTCTTTTTATTAGTTTAGAAAAATAAATGTTTTTATTATCTCTTGATAATTTATAAACTTCTGTTGTCTCTCCAACTGATTTTTTGTATCCTAATTCTTTAAACATTTCATCAGCACTCATTTTATTTGTCCTCCTAAATATCTAATTTTAGTTTTTCTAAAAATTCATTTGCTCTTTTTATTTCTTTTTGTAATTCATAAATACTGTTTTCTTCTTCTCTGCTTATATATTCTCTTGTAATTGTTTTTAAAATCCCTTTTAGGCAATTTTCTATTGTTGTTTAATAACCTAAATCCTTAAATATTTCTTTACCGTAATTTTCACTTTTAACATCTTGTACTTTTGTTTTTTCTTGTAATGTATAGCAATTACTATTTGCTGTTATATAAAATCTATCTGTTACTTTTACCATTTTATTCTCTCCCTTCTAGTAGTTCTTGTAAAACTATTAATATTGCGTCATCTTCAAAATCTTTATATTCTTGTTGCAATTCAAATTGTCTTTCGCTTATCTTGTCTTTTACTTTTTGAACTGGAATACAATGCTGCATTATAAAATCCAAATGTTTATTATCTTGTATATGTAATCTTTTAAATTCTTCATTCTCTTTTTGTAGTTTTTTTATTAGTTTTAATACTGTATCTATTGCTATCGCTTTTCCTTCTGCATATGTATTTATCTCTATTTCTTTTAATATTTCAATAGCTTTCTTTTCTTCCTCGTTCATTTATTCCTCACTTTCCAGCAATTTTTGTAATCTCTTTTTTATATCTAAAGATTTTGTATTCATTGCTCTTAACCTTACTATTTGATAATCATTTTTTCGATAACTTGCATAAATATTTGTATTTTTTGATATTATTTCTTTTGTCTTTTTTATATCATAATCAATTCTGTCTATTATGTCTTCTATTCTTTGCTTTGTAATACAATCTTCGTTTGCTGTATAATATTGCTCAATAATTTCTTTCATACTAGCTTTTGTATATTCTTCTTTTCCTATTATTTCTAAGTCTTTCTCCATAATTTTATTTTTTAATTCTTCATTCTCTTTTAATACTCTTTTATAATCTGATAAAATATGTTGCATAGATTTTGGTATTTCTAAATCTACTGTTTCCCAACCACTATTTTTAAAAAAATTGCTGTCTATTTCATTCATAGCACTATTTGCTAAATAATTTTCAACTATTTTTATATCTTCTTCTATACTATTTTCTTTCACTACATATCACTTCCTTTGCCATTATTTTAATTTTATTTAATTGGTCTGCCAAATTATTAAGTTCGTTTATTCCTTCTTTTTTTATTTTATGTATTTCAAATAGTCTTGGTAATTCTAACATTCTTCCTTTTGTTTTCCATTGTGCACCTCTACTATTTGCAAATACTATATCATTAAAATCAATAACATTTTCCAACCCTAATTTATTGTATATATTTTGATATGCTTGTCCTGTTTCAAATGCAAGTTGTATAAATAAGTCTATACTATTTTCTTTCACTTAAAACACCTCGATTTCTTCTGGTTTTTCTATAGTAACTGTTTCACAAACTTTTAAATCAAAAAATGTAAATTCTTCTGTTTTATAATCTATTTTTAAGTCTACTTCACACATTGTTTGTTTTAAACAGTCAAATATCCATAAAGGTAATTTGATGTATTTAGGATAATTATGATACTTTGAAACATAATCATGTATTCTATTATTAACAATACACTGCAGTTCCAAATATTCAATACTATCTTTAGTTGTTCTTTTATTTTTTTCTTTCATTATTTATCCCCCTTTAATATCTCGCTAAAAATTCTTTTAATTCTTTTCTTACTGTCTCCCACTCTTCTGTTTTTTCTAGCAATTTATTTAATTCATCTCTAGTTAATTTTATACAATCCCAATTAGTTTCATCAAAGTCATAACAACTACAATGATAACCTTCGGCTAAAACAAATTCATCATAATTTGTATCAGGCATCTTCTCTAGCAATAATAATCTTTGCATTTCATAATCTCTTTCTGTTGTTGTTGCAAATAATACATTATGCATTTTTATATCTGTTTTATTTTTTAAATTATATTTTTCCATATTTTATTCACTCCTTTACCACTAAATCTGCTTTGATTAAATCGTATAATTCATAAGCAATATACAACTTAGACCAACCACTATTTCTACTTCTTCCACTTATTTTTTTATTTTTAAATATTAAAGTGTTAGGCTTAAAATATTGTCCTTTACTGTTTAATTCAAATCCGTATTTTTCAAGTTCTTTTAAATCTACATCATCTCTTATTTTTAGCATATCTATTCTCCTCCTAATAATTAACTCTAATTATGTAACTGTTAAATTCTGGTTGATAATCTATACTTAGTCTTAAATCTTGCATTTTATCTATTCCATATCTTTCTATTTGCATTCCACCTCTTAAATTTCCTATATGATTAGTTATTACAAATTTAACTATGTTTTCTAATTGTTCTGTATATTGTTTATCTGCTTTTTGCTCTTCTAATTCCATTTTTAATCTTTCTATTTTATTTTTAAATGTATTATTAGATAACTGATATGTTTGTAAGTATTCTTGCAAGTTTTTTATTTGTTTGTTTAATCTTTTTACTTTTCCTTTAACACTCATCTTCTCCTCCTACTTCGTTTCCCCAACAGTCCCAACCGTCTGTTTCTTGTCTTGCAAATAATTCTATTTTTGGAACTTGTCCAACTAATTGTGTTATTCTTTCTCTTGCTTCATCAGGTTTTCTGCTATGTTCTCTTCTTTCTGATATTATGCAACTACTTATCTTGTTACTTTGTATTATATTTCCTGGTTTTCCTTTTACGCCAAGTAAACATACTTCACAATTACTTTTAGTATAAAATCCTATACCAAAGCATGGCTTTTTATTTTTTTTATTTGTTTTTATCCAACTAAAGCCTAATGTCTTATATTTGAATCCCCATTTATCAATAATTTGTAAACATTCTTTTAAATTTGGAAAAGTAGCCCATATAAATAATAAGCAATCATCTGCAGCAAGATTTTGTATATTACTTGCTAAATTTTCAATTTCTTTTATACTCATAGTTTTATAATGTCTTGATACTCCTCCTCCCATTTTATGCCAAGTATGTACATCTCCATAACTCCAAGGTGGATCTGCATATATTATGTTGTACTTTTTATCTGTATTATATATATCTACTTTCATCTCTTATGTTCCTTTCATTTAATTATTCTTAATTCCAAATCTGGATAAACTTTTTCAAATATTCTATGTTTTAATTTGAATACATCTGTCTGCATTCCTTTAACATCTTCAACTATTGTTTTACCGTTTTCTATGTACTTAAAATCTGCAACATATTCTATCTTTCTAAATGTCCTTCCATTTTTCTTAAAACTATCTTGTAGCAAAAATCTTGGCTGTAATTCCAAATTGCTTATTTCTCCTGCTTTTAGTAATAGTTTTAGTTCTTTGTATCTTCTACTTTCTTGGATACTATCAAAGATGTAGTCATCTACTATTACTTTTTTATTTCTGTATTTGTTCACTTTTCTTTAGCTCCTCTCTTAACTTTTCTTGCCAATTCTCTATTCCTGGTACAAAATATTTGCATCTTGCTACTGGCTTATAATCTTTGTTTTCTTGTTTGTTACAACCTAGACAGTAATAACATAGTGTATTCTTTTTTATTTGTTGCATAGGCTAGTCCAATCTAGGGATATGCTGATAATTTATTGCTTCAAATCCTGCTTGTGTTATTTCATATACTGCTACTGTTTTCCCTGTATAATCACATTTCTTTTTATCTACTGCTTTTACATATCCCATTTTCTCTAATTCTGTTAGCCTTGGTGCTGTATAATTTCTTTCTGTGCTTGGTATAAATCCTAAATCAAATAATTCTACTGCTAATTCCTTTGCTGTTTTAGGCTTGTCTAATCTATTTAAGATTTGTATATATCTTATATTTGTTTTATCTTGTATGTCATTAAAACTCATTTGCCTTGTTTCTGTTGTAATCATTTGTTTATCACTTCCTTTACTTAAATCTTTTATCTATACTCATTAAATCCATAAATAATTGGTCTTGCTCTTCTTCTGTCAATAAAGAATAATCACTACAATTTTTACATTCTGATATAATTCTTATTCTTTCATTTGCTTTTCCTTTTTCAATTTTCGCCTTATACTTATTAAATAAATATAAATAAATATTCTTTACATTCTTGTTTGTGTTACTTTGTTGTTCTTCTGTTGTTACTTTGTTGTTACTTTTTAATTCTTCAATTTGATAATCTTCCCATTTTTCAATGCTTACAACTGAAAATTTGTTGTTACTTTTTATACTAATCATTTGTAACTTTTCTAATAATTTTATGTATTTGTAAATAGTACTTTCTGTCATTTTTAATTCTTCTGATGCTTGTTTTCTTCCAAATACAAACTCACCTTTTTTTAATTTTACTATTTGTTGTCCTACTAACTGCTCTCTTTCTCTATGTGTTGCTTTTAGTAGACACCAAATCCAAATTTTCAATGCTTTTTCATTCTCAAATATGGGAGAATTTAATAATTTTCTAAATAATTTTATATAACTTGTATTTTCCATATCTCCCACCTTTTACAATATAAGGGATAAAACTTTATTTTGTCTTATCCCTGTTGTCTAATATTTATTTGTCTTTTTGTTCTTGTATATGGTCTATTTTTATTGTTTTAAAATTACCATGATTGTCTGTATAATCTAAATACAAGTAATTTATCTCTTTAATATTTAACATTTTTAGTAATTCTTTCATATCTACTACCTCCTAATATTTTTTATAAATAACTTTTTCTTTGTTCCAATTTGCTCCATAAATACCTTTTAAATAGTTTTCTATGTAGTCCTCATATAATATTGTATTTTGTCCAAAATCTTCCTCATAATGGCATTTGAGGCATAATGTAACTATATTCTCTTCTATGCCTAATCCACCGTTGACTTCTTTTTATAAAATGTGCATTTGCACAAGTCTTTGAAACATATCTTCCACAACAAATGCATCTATGATTATCTCTGTTCCATACTATTTCTTTTACTTTCTGTGATATTTCACAAGCTTTACTTCTTTTGCTCATTTTTACCCCAGCTTTCTAACAAACTATTTATTTCTGCATTTGATTTTGTTTCTATATTCAAACTTTTTGCTAGTTCAACTAATAAATTTATTAATAAACTCATTTCTTTGCTATCATATGTTGAACTCCCATAATAGCAATGTACTTTTACACATTTATCTTTTCTGCTTACTTCTTGAATTAAGAATCCAAGTCCTTGCTTTTGCCATATTCTTTTAAAATTATCAAATGCTTTTTCTTCAATTATCATTGGTTCAAATGTTCCTATTTGTAATATTCCATCTTGATAAATTTTCTCTTTTGTTATAGTTGTTCCATCTTTGCTTAATTCTTTTGCTATCTTGTCACATAAAACCCAACAATAAGCATTGCTGTCTAAACTTCTTTTTGGTCTATATTCTTTTATTTCGAATTGTTTGTCTTTTGCTTGCTCTAGTAAATAAGTTATTATTTTGTTACTTGTTCCTACCATATAAACACCTACTCAATAACTTTTGTTAAATCAGTTCCTAGTTCTAGATAACTATCAATTATTTGTCCTTTTAGTAATTCATCGTCTCCTGCTTGCCTTAATGCTTCTTTTCCAAACATATAATGACTAGATTTATATACTACTTCTTGATTTTCAGGAACGACTATTTTTATTTTTGAATTTTGATTATATAATTCGTGCCATCTATGTGTTTTATTATTTATTTTACTTAGTTCATACTCCAGTCTTTTAAGTTGTTGTAAATTTAATTCTTCTAACCTACACCATATTTCTTGATTTATTTTCAATGATAAATCGCTTACAACAATTCCTTGTTTTCTACATAATTCATTTATTGCAGCCTTAACTATTTTCATTGCTTCATCATAACTTATAAATATATTGTTATATATTTCTTCCTTCTTGTTTCTTTGTTTAAATTGTTCTACCTTGTCCATATCTTGTCCACTAGCAATTCCATTATCTATGCCAAATCCACAAAATCCTAATGCTCTTCCTATTGCTGATGTTTCACAATTTTCTAACATTGATATTGAATTTACTAACCCTTTTTTTATTTCACTTGCATACCCTGTTGCTAATTCTTTCTCATTTTCATCATATATTGTTGCTTTTACTGTTACATCATTTTCTGTTTTATCTATAATTTCCGTTATAATTCTTCCATTTGGATTTAATTTTCTAAAAGCTAATATTCTTTCGCTTACCTCTGCATATTTTTTCCCTTTTATATCTGTCTTTTTTATTTCTGCATTTACTTTTTCAATATCTTTATACTCCATCTTCTAACACACACTCCTCATTAATTAATTCAAATACACTTGGTTCTTCTACTTCCTTTATTTCTTCTTCAATCCAATTTCCACTGAAAAACCAATCGATTGTACTTTCTATATTTTCTATTTGTTCTTGTGTCATTTCTCCATTTTTGCCTTTTGGTGTTACAGTTATTCCCAATCTATTAAGTACATATCTTTCTGCTTCTTCTTTATAAACTACTTCATCAGTAGTTATATTTCTATAACATTTCATTTTAATTCTCCTTTGACATATCTAATATTTAGTGATATACTAAAATAGATATGAATTTATATAAGTTCTTATTTTGAACTAATTTTGTGATTGGTAGTCTGAAATTAGTTCTTTTATTTTGCTAAAAATCGCTTTTTCATTGTTGTATTTATTTGAATTTACTAGTCTTTCAATTCTGCTTATTAAGTCCCTTTGTTCTTCGATTTCAAATCTTAAATTTTTATTCTCTTCATGTAATACCTTTACTTGTTCTTCCATATCTTTTATTAAGATATCTCTGTTATGTATCATTGATTTTTGATTTAATATCTTTCTATCTTTTTTAAATAACATTTCTTTTACACTCCTTTTTCTTTAACTTCATTTTTGCTAATGTAACTATGTGCCAGTAATAACACTTATCTAACTTGTCCATCTTTGGTACTCCTTTCTTGTAAAATTTGTAAATTATTGTATAATACCCTCGAAAGAGAGGTTATTATTATGTTTGTTTGGTTCATTTCTTTAAATGCTACTGATAAAATCGCATTATTTGCTCTTGTAGTTGCTTTATATGGCGCTATTTTATCTACTATTCTTTATAATAAAGAAAAATTTAATTTAAAATTTATAAATCTTGGTATTAATTTTGTAACTCTTTCTCCTAATGATGTAATATCAAATGACTTTGAAGAAGAATTTGTAACATATAGTAAAAATCTATATACCATAGCATTATTGGTTAGAATAAATAATTGCTCTAAAAATCCTATAACAATAACAGATTTCATATTAAATAAAAAACATATATATAATAGTTTTTCTTCAAAAGACTACTCTTTTATTCCTACGGATTTTGAATTTTATGATAATCATTTAATAAAAAATAGTGGTAAATATATAAAAGATAAATTGATTACACCTTTAGTCAAATTAGAGCCACTATCATCTTGTGAGGGGTTCATAATTTTTGATAATTTAAATAACATTCCTAAAAAATTTAATCTCATAATTAATGCAGTTCCAAAATCCAAAAAATTTAAATTTAATTTTAAAATAGATAAAGACTTTAGAAATCAAATAATAAAATAATCAACATTAATATTGCATTTAACCAATTAAGTATTGCTATCATAAGTAATACTTTTTCTTTTTTATTTTGTTCTTTTGCTTCTTTAATTTCATGATTACTTATTCCATATTTTTTTAATTCTTTTTCACGTTTTTTTGTCATCTTTTCCTCCTAGTATGTCATTCCTTGTAAGAACATCCAGTAACAAAATGTTACTCCTGCTAACCACATTGATGTATATGCTACTGCTTGTCCTAATCTCATATAAACTTTGTTCTTGTCTATTTTGAAATTTTTCCAACTTCTTTTCATTTGTTTTCCTCCTTTGATTTATTTTCCACCTATGTTATAATTTTGTCGAAAGGTGGTGATTATTATGTCTGATAATGAGATACATGATTTAGCATTAACTTCTGCTAAATATCAAATTCAATTTAATACCGATAAGTACAGATTAAATACTAATGGTTTTAACCTAATGGTCTCTGATTTATTAACCTATTATTTACAAGCCAAAAAAATTATTAAAAAAACTTTGCCTAACACAAACTAATCTTAGAATTGTTAAGTACAAACTTTGCATTTTCTAACAAGTTTAATGCATCATTATAAGTTAATTTATCTAATTCGTTTACAATGTTAGCTAATTTTGATGCATTTTCTTTTTTTAAAAAGCACATTGAACCTTCAAAAAACTCTAATATTTTTGTTTCATTCATTTGTTTTCACTTCCTTTCTTAAATTATTTGTCTAGCCAGTTCCTTAAGTGCATTTTGCTTTTCATCATTTTCAAGTCCTAAATCATATAAAAATACAGCTCTTTTATCTGCAATTTGTTTTACACCAGTTCCTTTTATTCTTGGAAAATCATCTCTGTTAAATATTTCCCTTGCTTTATTTTCTCCAATTCCTCTCCATTCTGCATAATCTAATGGTGTTATTGTTTCTGGTAATTCTTCATATGTTTTTATTGATTTCTTTTCTTTCATTTCTTCACTTCCTCTCTTCTCTTGCATTTTATAATTAATTTTTTTATTTTCTAAAAACGAAGTTTTTATTTGTCAATAACCTTTTATAAATTTTTATCTTTTGTACAACATTTTGTTCTTTGTACAGCTAAAAAAATTTGAACTATTTCTACGTCAAATATTTTGGCAAGCTTTGCCTTCATCTTATCACTAGGATTTCTTTTTCCTCTTTCTAGCAATGAAATATAATCTTTTGTTGTTTCTGTAAGCTTTGCTAATTCCTCTTGTGTTAATCCTTTTTGTATTCTAAAATCTTGTAATGTATTTTTTCTCATTTTATGCCTCCTTTCATACAACATTTTGTTCTTTTGATATTGTGATTATATACTACGTTTTGTTCTGTGTCAATACTTTTTTTAAAAAAATTTTTAAAATTCTTCCAAAGCGTTGCGGTTCTAAGAAACTTTTTTGTACAATTTGTTCATTTTATATTTACAAATAGAACTATTTGTTATATAATCAATGCTGAGGTGTTATAATGAATAGATTAAAACAATTAAGAGTTGAAAAAGGGTTATTACAATCAGATATAGCAAAAGTATTAGGTATCAGCGATAGAGCTGTTGGGTTTTATGAATCCGGCAAAAGAGATATGGGAACTGAAACATTAGCTATTCTTTCAGATTTTTTTGAAGTAACTATAGATTACTTATTAGGTAAATCAGACGAAAGAAATCCAAAAGAAGCCGACCCACTAGGACTAGCCAAAATCGGGTTTAATATGAAAGATTACAACCCACCTAGTGAAACTCAAAAACAACAAATAAAAGGTTTATTAGAAGTAATTATGAAAGATAATAAAAAAAATGTTGGAGATAAAAAGAATGAATCTAAATAATTTATATGATTTAGCAGAAAAAGAACATATAAAAATATATGATTACTATATAGAGGATGCTTACGGTTGTTTTATAAATATAGATAAGATAAATGCAATTGCATTAAATTATACAAGTATAGATAACTCATATATTGAAAAAGAAACTTTATCAGAAGAATTAGGACACTATTATCAAGATGCAACATATTCTATTAACTGTACTGACACAACTTTGATAAACAAGCAGGAATATAGAGCTAAGAAATGGAGCTATTATATATTAATTCCTTTTGAGAATCTAAAATTAGCCATTAAAAATCGGAATTAATACAGTTTATAGTTTAGCAGATTATTTTGAGGTTACAATTGAATATATGAAAAAAGCTCTTAAATTTTATGAAGGCAAATATGGATATATATACTAAGGATAAGTTGAAATATACTTATCTTATTTTTTAAGGAGGTAACTATGGCAAAGCGTGGAAATGGCGAAGGAACTATATATTATAGTGAAAAATTAAATAAATGGGTTGGTCAATTTACTGCTGGTAGAAAATCAGATGGAAAATTAAATCGTAAATCTGTTTATGGTAATACTAGAAAAGAAGTTAAAGAGAAGATGACTAGAGCTATTGCTGATGTTCAAGACGATATTTATATTGATAAATCAGAGATAACCGTTTATGAATTATGTAAAGAAATTGTTGAAGATAAAAGAAAATCTAATCAAAATTCTTCTAGCACATATAATCGTGCTAAATATACATTAAAAATTATAGAAAACAGTTCATTAGGAAATATGCCTATTCAAAAAGTTACTGCTAAAAATATAAAAAATTTTTTAAATGATAATACCAATTATGCTGACTCAACTTTAAAAAAAATATATCAATTATTAGGACAAGCTTTTAAAAGAGCAGTTGAAAGAAATATAATTATTAAAAATCCTATTACTTATGAAGAAGCACGAAAACCAAAATCCAATAAAGAAAGTTCAAAAGTTGAAGCATTAACCATAGATGAAGAAAAAAAGCTTATATCTTCATTATCAAATGAAACAACACTATATAAACCCATAATCTTATTAATGCTATTTACTGGAATGAGAATTGGAGAAGTTCTTGCATTAAAATGGAATTGTATTAATAAGGATTCAATTACAATACATCAATCATTAACAAGAGATGATTATGGTAAAGTTATTCTGGGAGAAAAAGTAAAAACAAAAAAATCTCAAAGAGAAATACCTATTAATAATATTATTAAAGAAATATTAAATTATATACCTAAAAATAGCACTCTACTATTCCCTGATATTACTCCTAGAAGTACACATACTTTTTTAAATAATTTTAATGCAACTAATTGCATTACTAATCATATTCATCCACATATGTTAAGACATACATATGCAACTCGTTGTATTGAAGCTGGAATGAATATAAAAGTATTACAAAAAAAATTAGGTCATAAAAATATACAGACTACTTTGGATACATATGCCAGTGTATTCGACAAATTTGAAGACTCTGAAGATGATAAGTTATTATCTTATTTTGAAGAAAATAAAATTGGGTTGCATTAAAATTGCATTAAATGCATATAAAAAAAGAGAGATTAAAATCTCTCTTTTTCTGTATTGGTGCGGATGAAGGGACTCGAACCCCCACGCCGTTGGCACTGGTTCCTAAGACCAGCGCGTCTACCAGTTCCGCCACATCCGCATATATTTAACAATAAATATATTAACACATATATAAACAAAATGTCAATATATTTATTGTAATTTAATTATAAAATTTTGTAAAAATTTAAAATTATAATCTATTTACAGCAAAAATAACAATTGCACCAATAATTGCAATAATAAATCCAATCAATTTCATTCCAATTGTTGCCTCGTTTTGATCCCCAAAGCCAAAAAACTTCTTTGTTATTAACCTACTATCATAAATTAATATCACACCTGCAAGTATAATTAGTACCCCAATTATTTTTAATATTATCTGTAACAT